GGTTACATCACTAACAACCTTCAAGTTTGATTTACTCATTCTTACTTTCTCCTATATTTAAAAACCCCTTACGGGGAACCGTGCCTTACTACGCCCTGCCGTGCCCGGCCTTGCCAAACCCATCCCCGGCATACCTTGCCCGACAAACCCAATCACTTGGGTTTCCTATGAAGCCTTTTGCAAAGCTGCATACGAAACCCTGCCATACCCCACCGAACCCAGCCGAGCCCCGCCTCACCGAACCCGGGCTAGCCGTACCAAATAAACCCAATCACTTGGGTTTTGTATGGAGCCTCGCCCTGCCTAACCTCGCCACGCCATGCCAAAGGCGGCCAAGCCCCATACAAAACCCTTACCACGCCATTCCAAGTCTGACCTTACCAGGCCTCACCTCGCCATGCCCAACCTAGTCCTACCGAACCCAACCATGCCCTACCTTACCTTACCTGGCGACACCTTGCCTTGCCATGCCATGTCTCACCAAACCCTGCCCTAGCATGCCATGGGTAATTCTTTACCGCCATGGGTAATTCTTTACCGCCATGGGTAATCATTTATGCCCCAGGGCAATCATCGTCAAGCCGACGTTGCCCAGCATGTAACCAAAATACGTGACCGCCATCCACGGCTGGTCATGCCTGTAAAACAAAAACATAATCACCGCATACTGTACGGCGATAAAAGCAATCAACCACGCAGGAAGAGTCATTGTGCTAAAAACCCATCCTCTCCGCCAAACGTCGCGGCAAGCCCCACCAGCGCAGGCGAAACTCGCTCGCCAAAGGTAATGCTGTGGATCTGATCAGCATCCTCCTCTGACACCGGGGCGCCGAGGAACACGAGCACCTTGCCGTTATCCAGCGTTATGTAGAGCATTTGAATCTTTTCCTCTGGATTTCGCCCAAGCAACGCTTGCAAAGCTTGAAAGTAATTCATGGATTTATCCCTTGCGTTCGCATTCCCGGATGATATCGGCAATGGTCTTGAGCTGCGGCTGGTCCGGGAGCCGAAAATCTTTCTCCCTGAACCCAAGGTCCAAGGACAGTGCCTCGTTTTCGCTGCTAAGTCTCGCGACATACTCGTTTTGAGCATGAACGTGCCCTTCCAAAGCATTGATGCGTTGCAGCAGAAAAACCATAACCGCACGCCACCCCTCGAAATCGGGGTCAATCCCGACGGTCCACTGTTCAGCTAGTTTTTTCGCTTCGTTGTAGTTCATTTTCCAACTCCTTGTTACGCCGAAAAAGCACCCGGCAGGCCTGGGTGAGTTCCTCGATATCTTTATTCTGTTGGCGAACGTGGTCAAGTAGCGTGCGCATGGCATCAAAAAGCGGGATGTGCGTGTAATCCCGCGTGGGCTGCATGTCCCTGGTCCATGATTCGGCAAGCCTCATCGCTTCTTGGAGGTTCATTTGTCTTTCCTAATGTCTAGCCAAATGGCGATCCCGATGATGGCAAAGCAAAACCCTGCAAAGACTGCGGCGTCCTGGGCGTGGATGTGCGCCACAGTTGTGAGCCATTGATCTTTCATTGCCGTTTCCCTTTCTGATGTATGTGTAGATCCTGGATTCGATCGGAAAGCTCTAGGCCCACCTGGCCAAAGTCAGAGAGCTGAAAGACTGCCTGCATGTCCTTAATTGCCTGGTTATAACAAAGTCTGCCATACTCAAGCGCCAGGGTTTCCGGTAGGTTGTACGTCGCCCCCTTCTGAGGCAGGCCGCTGGTCATCGCTGCGATCAGGTACTCCAGCAGCATTCTCTCGTTGTTCTCGTGCATCGTTATCTCCAAAGATTCGATCAAAGTTATCCCAAAAGGTTTGGTCCGGGACGCTTGATGGGCGGCGCCTTGAGCCCTTTCCTCCGTGGCTCATAGCAATAGCCCCAGGATGATTGCGCCGATGATGATTGGCCACATGGTCTTCACTCCTTCACCTTGTAAAATTTTTTAGTTCCGACTTTGACTACCTCGGCAATGCCCTGCTCCACGAAGAAGTTCAACGCACGACCAGCATGGCTTTTGCTGATTAGAAAATACCTTGCCATCTTCTCTTGGCTGACGGGTGTCTTGTGCGTGATCATGTAATTCCAAATCTTCTCGTCTCTTGGATCAATACTAACGGGCACTGCGACGCTCCTTCTCGAAGTATTTTTTGTTTTGCTCACCGACCCACAACCCAGCGCAGACCATTTCAAGTTCCTCTGACGGAGGGTTGGTTTTGAGGGCTGTGTTAAATCCATCTTTATAACCGTCTGATTTACCAGCACCAAATCCAACAAAGAAAGACACGACGACCAAGGTTATACACATGAAAAAATAACTCATAGTCGTGTACCGTTGTTATTGTTGTTGCGGTTTCTGCAAGGCCACGCTTGTTTGAATACTTCGTTTAACAAAGCTTCTGCGTTTCGATTTCGCTGCGTGGGATTTGCAGCCAGCCAAGCTGTAGCCATGTCCCGAATCTGTCCGGCCGTGATTCCGCTTTGACTACCTGGGCAGAAGGTGACATTTACATATACATCAAACACACCCATGACATAGCCCAAGGCCTGTATCCGCTCGGATACGTCAGAGCTTGTCATCCTGTCGTAGAGATTGTTCCCTGTCCAAAACTCAGCCCGGGCCATAGCCGGAACAAACAGCAGGCAGGCCAGCCACTTTTTCATGTGTTCTTCTCCTTTAGTTTGGCTTCGATGTATCGCCATGTAGAAACCATATCAACATATTCTTCGCTTGCCGACTCAGCGCCGCCGTAGCTACTTCTTGATGAATCAGACCAATACTCCATAGCTTCATTCATTTCCTCATCCGTCAGCCCAACCCACTCATGTCGATCTTTTGCCGTTTCATCGACACGTTTTTTGGATATGTCGATGGCGTGTACATCACCCCTTGCTCGGATTGCTTCGGCTATTGCTCCACCAATTCTTTTATCTAAACCTTCTGCTGATTCGGTTCTATCAAGTTTATAAAATGCACCATCCCTGCATGTAAGCAACATTCCCTCTTCAGCCACCTTCGCACATTCCTCACGCTCGGATAATTGCCCACCCTCAAATGCTTTAACAATTAACTCCAAGATTTCTTTGCTAAGTGCCATGTTGCTTAAGTTTTCTCTACGCCAAAGTTCAAATGGTGATGGTTTACCGTAGTCCATTTTCGCACCTCGCTTGTATTAGACGCCCCAGGTGTAGCAACAAAGATTCATCATCGTCAGACAGGTCATCACGGCTGGCGTAGTTAATAAGAATGTCCCAGATGGCTTGACGCTCATCAGCCCGAACCAACTCAGCAAACTTCTCAACATCCAGCCCATCAGCCAAGTTCATACACTCGTTATACATCTTGATGTGCTTCATCTTGGCTTCCATGTACGCCTTGATGCGCTCTATGTCATCGTCTTTTTTCATTTTTCACCTCTTGCTTTCAGCATGGCATCTGCCCATTCATACGAGGCACCCGCAATCTGTTCCATATTTATGTCACGCCCAAGACGCATCTGAAGTTGCTCAAGAGTGAGCATTGCCTGCATTGCCTTAGCCGCAAAGTAATCCCGCAGGGTCATGCCTTCTGGGTTTACCTTATCGCCTTGTTGAACCCACCTCACGCCGGGAAACGCTGGCCCACCTGTATTTATCTCGCTCATCTCACCCTCGGCTGGCAGTTATAGGCTTGTGCCCCATCACGGAATGAACCCATGAAGCGGCAGTCCTCGGTTATTGATTTAGATTCCCATGCAGTGCCAAACACAAACGACGCAATCGCAAGCACTACACACCCGAACGAAGTGCGCCAACGCTCTACGCACCACGCCCATAGCTTTTTGAGATCAATTAACTCTTTCATACTTTCTCCTTTCTAAGGTATACGTTAGCCTACTTCTGCTCTCTGCTCTTGTCAACAAACTCCCTGCACCAGATGCCGATTAGCATCGCATCAACAGCAATCTTGCGTGCAGTATTTCGCGCCGCAATAAAATCATTTGCCAGCATTTCTTTTTGCAACTGCCTATGAAGCTGGTGGATCCGGATCATTGCCTCAGAATAGTCCTGGTCCAAGATGTTTGATTCGCTCGTAGTCATTCCTTCTTTTCTCCTTTTCTTGTTGAAGCTTTTTTCTCAACCCGGAAGTTCGGGATGTGTAAGTAGACCGGGTTTTGTTCGCCCACGTGGGCTCCAAGAATGTTGTACTCAAAATATTCGATTGCTTCATCGCGGGTCATTCCCTCCCTTTCCATTTGGGCAAGCATTTTTTCAACATCCAGTACGGCCACTGGCGGCCCACCGAATCTCTCTCCCACCCCCACAATGCAATCCTCAAACCCAGTCGGGTAAACGATGACTTCAAACGTCTCATCGATCCACTCCAGAATCTGGCTTCCGTACGAGGAAAGGGTTGCGGGGCCTTTGGACTTCTTGGGCTTGTCTTTCGGGCTGCTTGACGATTTGGCCCGGGGTCCGTGATTCGCGATCAAAGTTCCACTCCCATTCTTTGGTGACAAGTTCATTGAGGATATTGGCCAAGGCACGCTTCTGTCGTGCAGCCACCTGCTGGAGCCGATCGTAGGTATCGACTCGAAGCATTACGGATTTCCATTTGGTTGAATCGGTCATGTGTTCTCCTGTATTTACGGGATACTAACACAAAAAGGGGGCGGCATTGCGCCGCCCCAAAAGCTTGAAGGAGCAGCATGACGGAGGAGACAGACCTCATGCCGCTTCCCCCCAAGACGGACCGCATTCAACGTCCACCTTAGAGGGCACCTCTAATTTAACGCAATCCATCATTGCCTGAGCAAATTTATTCGCTTGATCTACTGATTCGACAGAAAGACAAAGCTCGTCGTGGACCTGGAGCAGGGGAAGCTTGCCTGCCTGCACGCAGGCCAGCATGGATTTCTTGGTCTGATCGGCCGCAGAGCCTTGGATTAATCGGTTCAGACCTTTGTAAGTGTATGCTCGCTTTAAGCTTGGGCCGTATTCCAACACGGCCTGCTCCCTCGGCATGGGCTTATGCAGCCCGAACGCTGTGGGCTCCCACAAATTAAACCGACAGCGGCGCCCCAAAAGCGTGCGGATTGATCCGTTCGATGCCGGGTGGTCCACCCGCTGTTGTACAGAAGTCACAAGTCCCTTCATGAACGGGACTAACTCGTGGAACTTGGCAATCAGCTCAGAAGCCTCCTCGGTGGACAGATCCAGCTCGTTGGCCATTTTGGCCTTGCCCATGCCATAGAGCAGCCCCAGGCCGATTGTCTTGGCCTGCTTGCGCCCGATGCCCGCCATCTCTGCCACGGTCTTGTGAAAGTCTGTATCGGGGTCCGTGATGTAGGCTTCGGCGGCCTTGTCTGCCCCCTTTAGCCCCAGCAACTTGGCATAATGAACAGCGAGCCGTGGTTCCTGTTGGGAGAAATCGAGGGAGGCCCATATTTCACCCTCTTCCGGCAAAAAGAGCTTACGGATAGCAGGACCGATCTCCGGGTGCCGCGCTGGAATCTGCTGCAAATTGGGGTTGGCCATGGACAGGCGCCCTGAAACGGTGCCGCCCTCATCCGAACGAAGCTGGTTGATGTGGCCATGGATGCGGCCGTCGTACTTGGCATATTCCATCAGGCCCTCGATGAAGGTTCCGTTGGCCTTGTTATATTCCCGGGCGTCCACGATTGCCTGGGCGATCGGATGCTTGTGCGCGGCCAGGAAGCTCTTGGTAAAGGACGGGGCGCCTTTCTCGGTCTTAGGGTATTCGATACCCAACTTATCGAACGCCTTGGCAATGCTGGCAGCGGCCCAGATATCTATGGAAAACCCTGACAGGCTCTTTATTTGAGCCAGTGCGTTCTTCTCCCGCAGATGGAATGCATCAAAAGTCCTTTCCGCCCGGTCCATGTCAAAGCGCACGCCGCGCAGGGTCATGTCAATCAAATGGGGGCAAAGTTCTGTCTCCAAGTCAAAGATCGGATTTAACTCCTGCTTGACCATTTCGATCTTGAAGTATTGCCAAAGCTTGAGCGTAAGCGCGGCGTCCTGCTCGGCATACTCACCGACATACATCGCAGGTAGTTTGTAGAGTTCGCCCTTGGGATCCACGCCAAATTCTTTGGCAGCATCTCGCAGGCCCTGCTCGGACTTGGTTTCCTGCAGATAGTCAAAGCCAAGTGCGTTTAGGCTGTAACTGAAGCGATTCTCGTCGATAAGTGCCGCCGCAATCATCGCATCGATAATGCGTCCATTGATCGTGAAGCCCTCTGCTTTCAGCCAACCCACGTCGTAGGCGGCGTTGAAGAAAATCTTGTCGCAGGGAAAGTCCAAAACAGTTTGGACAAACTTGCGGACTTTCTTCTCGTCCAGGTTCCCGCCCCCACCGTGGCGGATCGGGAAATACCCCTTCCAACCATCCACGGCTAAGGCAAAGCCAACGATGTAACCATTCTTTGTCGGCCAACCCGGGCCGCTCGTTTTCATTCCTGGATCGCATGTTTCTAAGTCAATTGCAATTGCTTCTGCTGAGGACAGATCCGGAAAAACTTCCGGGGCTATCCACTCTGTTTTTAGTTGTGGAAACAGTGTAATGGTCATAGACGGAACGCCTTGTACTGGTCCTGAGGATAGATGATGTGCAGGGACTTACGCGTTCGCGTAAGGCCTACGTACAACAACCTGTTTACGTCGTCGGGGTTTACCTCTTGTTCGCGGGTGAATTGTGAGGAAAGGTCAGTGAGAAGCAAAACGTGGTCAGCTTCTCCGCCTTTTGCTCCGTGGATCGTGGACAAACGTACGCGAGGAGTGCCTCGCAATGACTGGCCACGGCGTAGTGCGGCACGAATGTAAACTCGATTCGCATCCGATAATTTTGTAAGTGCGTCAAACCATGGCTTATCTTCTGCGATAAGGCCACCTTCTTGCCTCAATCGCTCCATGTTGTATGTCTCTTCAGCATCACCAACAAACTTTCTAAATCCTCTGGCGATGCCGTTTGATCCGAGGTACGTGTACAACGCTTTGATTTCTTTGCTTCCGATTGACTTGCCCTTGCGCAAATCTTCCCATGCATAAACGGCTTCAACCGTTTGCTCGCCAATCGAACGAATGCCGTTGCGCTCAAACAATATGCCCAGGCCCTTTAGGTATTCATGCACATCGTTGAGGATGTAGTTTGTCGGAGCGAGAATGAGCCAGGTGCCGTCAACCAAAGTGACATCGCTGTAACGCTGATAGAAGTGCAACTCGCCCTGCTCGTCACGGGCATTCCAAGTCTTGGGAACGCGATACTTCACCCGCTGAATGATCCGGGTGCTGTAATCGTGGACGACCTTGGGGATCCGGTAGGACTGGTTTAGGACGATCTGCTCGCCAGGGTAGGTCAGCAGGGAACGGACGTCGGCGCCTGCCCAACCGAAGATGGCCTGGTCATCGTCTCCGGCAATGTAAGCCTTGGTGGCTCGCTTAATGAGCCTGTCAGCGATTTTCCACTGCAGCGGGCTCAGATCCTGAGCCTCATCGATGATAACGACTTCCAAAGAGGGGTAATAAGAATCGTTCGCATCTGCAAACATTTCCAACAGGTCGGTAAAGTCCAGCAGCCCCTTCTCGTTCATGTACTTTCGGTACATCCGGTAGACGTAGTAGAAGTGCTGCCACTCGATGGCTAATCTGCTTTTGTTGTACTCGGCTCGGAGGTCGGTTCCTTTGATCCGCGCGAGGTTAATGACATTGAGAATTGGATGGTCAGCTCGAACTTCCCACGACTCGTCTCCTCGATCGACGCTGAGATTAATTTTGGCCAGAAGTGCGAACTCTTTATAATTCTCCGCCGTTGCAATGCGGGAAGCTTGGACACCCAGTCTTGCATAAGCGAGGCTATGCAGGGTCCTAAAGTTGGCAAGATCCTGCTTAAAGTCAAGGTGCTGAAAACGAGCGTAGGCTCTTTCTTTGGCTTCATGAGCCGCCTTTCTGGTAAAAGCAAAGTATCCGATGCCTGCCGCAGGCGTACCGTTTTGTAGGAGGTTATCGACAACGTTTAACAAAAACGTAGTCTTGCCCGTACCCGGGGGCCCGAACACCTTAGTGACGTTCAAAACGGCGACCCCACGAC